CAAGGCCAAGAACCTCGTGGTGCAGGTCATCCGCACCGTGGAGGGGCAGCGATGAGCGGCTGCACCATCTGCGGCGGGGAGCTCACGCTCCTCGGCGTGCTCGGCTTTAGAAAAGAAGGCCCCATGCTGCACTACCGGTGCCGCTGCTGCGGCGCGGACAGCATCGGCTTCCAGCTGCGCGGCGACGAGGACGAGCCCGAAGAATAGGGCTTGTTTCACCCGAGACATTCTGCTAGATTCCCCGCAAGGCCATAGCGCCGCACATCAAACCATGACGACGAACGACACCGCGCAACCGCGCATCCTGCTCGAGCAAGGCAGCTACGAGCACACCGAGACCACCGGCGAAGGCCCCTACCTCGTCGAGCACACGACGACGGTCGAGCTCTGCGCCTACTACTGGCCGAAGGGCAAGCCGGGCTACACCGGCCACGCCTACCTCGAGGTCACCGACGAGGCCGGCACCGGCACCTACTACGAGGCCGGCGAGCAGTGGGACCCGATCAACCTGTCGACGCAGGACCGGGCGCACACCCACTTCGACCAGTGGCTCGAGCTGGGCGACGGCCTCGCCGACATCGCCGAGCGCGAGCGCGAGGAAGCTCGCGAAGCCTACTACGCCGATCGCGCGGAAGAGATCCGCGAGGAGCGCATCAATGGCTGATCGGATCAACAAGCCCGAGCTCGGTCTGCGGATCGGCTCCATCTACGACAAGCTGTCCGCCCTGTGGACCGACACCGACATGCTATGCTTCGAGCGCATCATGGACGACCTCCCCAAGGACGAGGTCAACGAAGCGCAGGAGCTGGTGTGGCAGGCGTTGGAGCTGATCAAGCAAGCTCGAGACAAGGTCTGGCCGACCAACACCTACACCGAGGAGGTGGAGGATGCGTAAAGACACATACATTCCGCCGTTTAAGGGCGGGCAAGGGAGAGACCCTGAAGATCTCACACAGACCGCCGGGTTTCTGGCGGTCCTGGGCTTCTGCGGCATCTTCTGGGCGTTGATCTGGTGGTGGACGCGATGAACACCTATCACGCACACCGGCAGAACCTGCCGACCCACGAGCTGCGCTCCGGCGACCAGATCGTGATCCGCAACACGACCTACGTCGTCGAGCGCGTCCTCAGCCGCGAAGGGCACATCGCCCACGGCTGGTTCGCCCTGGCGACGCTGATGAGAACCAACGACCTGTTCGCGCAGCTCACGCTGCGTCGACCGCGCGGCACCGCGCTGCACGTCGCGATGCTGACCGACAAGGGCATCCTCGGGTCTCTGACCAGGATCTGACCATACATGGGCCAGGGCAACGGCGCAGTTCGCTACTGCGCCGGGCGCGTTTCGCCTGACGCGCTGCCTTGGTCCGCTTTCACACACCCTCGCCGGTGGGTTACCGGCGCAACAACACCAGAACCATGTTCAACCTAGAAAGCATCAAGCGGAGCGCATCGCTCCCTCCCCGCGTCGTGATCTACGGCGTTCCCGGCATCGGCAAGACCACCTTTGCCGCACAGATGCCGGCTCCGATCTTCCTGCCTGTCGAGGACGGCCTCGGCCAGCTCGAGGTCGACACCTTCCCCCGGCCCACGTCCTACAACGACGTGATCGAGGCGGTGTCGACGCTGATCCAGCAGGACCACAGTTACCAGACGCTCGTGATCGACAGCCTCGACAAACTCGAGCCGCTGATCTGGGACCACGTCTGCGAGACCGTCCCGCACGAGCGCGGCCACAAGGTCGAGCGCATCGAGCAGTATGGATACGGCAAGGGCTACACCCACGCCCTGAGCGAATGGCGTCGCCTGCTGCGCGGCCTCGACATGCTGCGAGAAGAGAAGCACATGGCGATCTGCGCCATCGCGCACAGCCACGTCGTGCGCTTCGAGTCGCCCGAGACCGAGAGCTACGAGCGATATCAGCTGCGCCTGCACAAGAGCGCCGACGCCACGGTCTGCGATTGGGCCGACGCCGTCCTCTTCGCGAACTACAAGGTCGCGGTGATCGAGGGCGACAAGGGCAAGCGGCGCGGCATCGGCAAGGGCGAGCGCACCCTGCACACCAACGAGCGCCCGGCGTTCCGGGCGAAGAACCGATACTCACTCCCTGACCAGATCCCTTTGCAGTGGGACGAGGTCTCCAACTTCATCAAGTAGAAGGAACAGAACGATGGGCAACCTGAACTTTGACGCGAGCGAAGTCGCTCCGATGACCGACAGCTACGAGCCGCTCCCGCAGGGGTGGTATCAGATGCGCGTGATCAGCGCCGACATGCACGTCGGCCAGAAGGTGGAGTCGGGCGAGATGCTCAAACTCCAACTCGAGGTCGACGCCGAGGCGCACATGAAGCACGCGGGCCGGCGCGTCTTCAACTACTTGTGCATCAACCACCAGAAGGACACGCCGCGCAACATCGCGCGCCGGCACCTGAGCTCGATTTGCCAAGCTCTCGGTAAACAGCAGCTCGAGGACACCGAGGAGCTCCTCGGCGCGGTGCTGAACGTGCGCCTGAAGGTGCGACCGCCGAGCAACGGCTACGAGGCCAGCAACGAGGTCGCTGGCTACGGTGCTGCCGACAGCGACGCCGACTGCCAAGATCCCCCGCCGGCGAAGAGTGACCACCTGCCGAGCGGCGCGGCCAAGCGCGCCTGGAAGTAGCGATGGCGAAGATCAAGCAGCACCCGGTCACCGATGTTGCGGAGAGCGTTCACGCGCTCTACCGCAACAAGGCGGAAGACTGGCGGCGCGACCACCTCGGCGCGTCTATCATCGGCCACCGGTGCGACCGCTACTTGTGGCTGTCGTTCCGGTGGATCGCCGCGCCTGACCACGACGGGCGCTTGCTGCGCCTGTTCGAGCGCGGCCAGCGCGAAGAGGATTGGATCGTCGAAGACCTGCGCCGCGCCGGTTTCAAGGTGCAGTCGGTCGACCCGCACACCGGTAAGCAGCTCCGCGCCGGCGAAGGGCACATCGGAGGATCGCTCGACGGCCTGATCGAGGGCTGCGCCGAAGACCCCGAAGAGATCCACGTCCTCGAGATCAAGACCAGCAACGCAAAGCAGTGGGAGCGCCTGCGCGAGAAGGGCGTGCGATCGGCGAAGCCGGTCCACTACGTGCAGATGCAGATCTACATGCACAAGCGCGAGCTCCGTCACGCGCTCTACGTGAGCGTCTGCAAGGACAACGACGAGATCTACACCGAGAGGGTGCCCTACTCCGCGAAGACCGCAGAGAAGCACCTACAGCGCGCCAGGGATGTCGTGGAGTCGGCGGCTCCGCCGAAGAAGCTCGACAAGGACTTCGCGCCGTGCGTGCTGTTCTCGAAGGACGGCACCCGGTGGCCTTGCCAGTTCTACGAGAACTGCCACGGCAAGAAGATGCCCGAGCGCCACTGCCGGAGCTGCATCTCGTCGATGCCGGTGAACACCGACGAAGGGCCGAAGTGGGAGTGCCGCCTGTCGGCAAGCTATTCGCTTTTCTTCAGCTCCGAAGAGCGCGCGCACCTGCGCACCCTGAGCTCGGCGAAGCAGCGCGAGGGCTGCTCGTCGCAGGTCAGCGTGCCGATGGCCGTGAACGCGGACATCTCGCACGTCGACCTCAGTCAGCGCACGATCACCTACCAGTTCGGGGATGGCACAAAGGTCACGGAGCGGTAGACTGGTCCCATGCGAAACACTGAGACGTTGCAGGACCTGATCAGCTCCTGCGGTTTGGGGCTGCGCGCCGCAGCCCAGGAGGCCCGGATCGGGCGAACCAGCATCTGGCGATGGTGCCGGGGCCTGACGGCCCCGCAGCACGCCCAGGTCGCTGCCCTAGCCGCAACCCTGAAGGTCGACGTGGACCGGGTCCTAGCGGCGGTCAGCGCCAGCCGGCGAGCCGAAGCCAGCGACGCACCCCGGCCAGAATCCGCTCCCGCCGGGGCGTAGGCTCGAGCGAGACCAGGATCTCGCGCATGTCGAGCATCAGGTCGATGGCGTCCTCTCTGAGCTCGTCAGAAGCCATCTGAGGCGGCTTCGGCTTCTTCCTGGTGGTATGGGACGGGTAGCGCCTCGTCGGCGTCTGAAGGGCCTCAGAAACGCTCTGGCCCCTCTCTAGCCTAGAGACCACCGTCCGCAGGTGGATCCTGAATCGCTTGCAGAGAGGGGCCAGTGCTTGCTCTCGCCCTTCGAAGATGACCAGTCTCATCCGGTGAAAGCGTGCCGCCGGGTTAGGGAAGAAGCGATGAAACTTGCGGGAGGGCTCTCAACTGATCCAGTCAGACAGTCGAGAAGCTGAACCCAGCGGCACGTCTGGAACATAGCACACGTCCTAGCGGTATCCAGTGACCATCCCGCTGATATCGAGCGGCTGCTCGCCGCGCTCGAGCTCGACCCCGACACCGAAGCCACGGCGCACGCGCTTGGTTCCGGCCACGACCCCGCCGGCCCCGAGCAGGATCAGCAGCGCCTCGCCGAAGTCGAGCACGTCCTCGGTCGAGAAGGGGTCCTCGCCGGCGACCATCTGCTTACCTTCGCGGAGCGCACGCATGACCACCGAGAGCGCCGGCGGCGACGGCATGCGCTGCTGGTAGGCGTCCATGTTGAACAGGTTCGCGGCGACCGTCGAAGCACCCGCGCCGGCGAGGCCGAACATCCGCAGCGGCGCGATGACGGAGTTGAGCGTGACCCGGATCGCGGTCTGGCCGAGGCTCCGGCGCACGCGCTCCTCTTCGTCTTCAGGCTCGCTTGCTGCGCGGTCGAGGGCCTCGGTGACCAGCTCACCTATCACCATCGTGACAAACATCGTCATGAGCATCGGAGCCGCAGCCGCGACGCGCGACCTGCCCTCGGGCTGCGCCACCGTGAAGTCGGCGCGCAGCGAGCCCATCATGATGAACCAGCTCATGAACTGGGTGAACATCTTGATGGTCGACGTGCCCTTCTCGCCGGTTGCCAGCGAGATCGCCATGGTGTCGCCCTGCGTCTGACGCACCGCCGCGTCGCCGGCGAGGATCGCGCGCTCCTCGGTGC